CCTCGCCGCGAGCACCGCGGCGGGAGCGGAGTTCCGCAGCGCCTCGTCGACGTCGCTAGCGAGGAGCCCGCCGTGGCCGGGGTCGAACTGACGCGGCTCGTATCCCTGCGCGGGCCCCGCGCTCGAGCGCATGGCGGCGTAGAACTCGACGGCCGCCGCGGCGGCGAACGAGCCGAACTTGGCCACGAGCGCGGCGTAGGTGCGGGACAGCGCCCGGTAGAGCTCCTCGCCGTAGAGGCCCGCGCAGTCGTCTATCGCCTGCGCGACCGCCGCCTGCAGCAGGTCGGCGTTTATCCCGAGCGCGCGGGCGTAGCGGTCGAAGCCCTCGCGCGGTATCACTCCGCCTCACCGCCGGCTGGCGGCAGGGCCGCGGCCTTCGCGGCCTCGATGGCCATCGTGTCGGCCATGGCGTTGAGCGACGCGATGGCGCCGCCCTGCTGCTTCTCGCGTTCCAGGCGGTCGATGGTCGGCTGGGACAGGCCCACGCCCTCGTAGTAGACGCGGGTGCCCACCATGCTCTCGTCCGCGGCGCCGAGCTTCGTCCAGGCGTCGGCGCGAGCGGCGATGGTCGGCATCGAGGGGTCCTTGAAGCACGCCTGGACGGCGCACTGCTCGTCGGTGAGCCTGGTTATCGGGACGTCGTCCTTGACCGCCATCATCATCTGCGCGATCGTCTCGAGCGCCTCGGCGTTGTGCTCGTTGATCTGCTCCACCTCGAGGATGAGCGGGTCGTTCGCCGCGCCCAGGGCGTCCGAGGACGTGTAGGTGTTCGACAGCACGCCCAGCTGCGCCAGCGGCACGTTGGTCGCGCCGGAGAACCGCTGCGCGTCGTTCTCGAACACGCGCGTGAAGTTGTCGGCGGTCGGCGCGGCGAACTGCCCCACGGTCGGGACGTCGCCGTCCTCGTCCTTGGTGATGGCGAGGAACGACCCGACGTATGCGTTGAACTTGGCTATGGGCGACGGCACGCTGCTGCCGCCCTCGTCCTCGCCTTCGTCCCCGTCCCCGTCCTTCACGGAGAAGAGGTCGTCCTTGGCGCCGAGGATGTATCGCTGCGGGAACGTGAAGAACTCCGCGCCGACCTCCATGCGCAGCACGTCGCGCATGGCCTTGTCGACGATGCCCCGGACCTCGGGCGTGAGCATCGAGTGGCCGAGCGGGCGGTCGGGGTCGGGGTCGTAGGTGAGCACCTCCATGAGCGGCCGTCCCATGGGGTTCGGCTCCACCACGCAGTCCCACTCGTAGGGGCCGCCGCCCGAGCCGATGCGCACCAGCGTGAGCACCGCGTCCCGGAAGTGGCACACGTAGCGGGAGGCGTTGCCCGACCGGTCGACGTCGGCGAGGACGACGCCGCAGCGGATGCGGCCCTCGTCCTTGTCCCACAGGCAGCAGAACTGGTTCGCGCTGAACACGCGCACCATCGACGCGGGCTGGCCCGGCCTGCCCTTCATGACGGTCATGGCCGACACGCCGTAGGTGAGGGCGCTCGAGCACGCCTGCCGGTAGAGCGACCGCAGGCGGTTCTTGCGCACGAGGCGCTTGAGGTCCTGGTCCTCCGCGCCGTCGAAGACGAAGCCGTCGAAGACGGAGCGCACGGAGTGCGCCTTGACGGCCTTGGCGCACCAGCCGGTGACGCAGTCGACCTTCTCGAGCATGGGCGGGATGGAGATGCCGAGGCTCCTCATCTCGTTCTTCATCTCGTAGTAGCGCTTGAGGACGGTGTTTCGCGCCGACACGTCGCCCCAGGTGTCGAACATGTCCTCCACGGCGGATCGGTACGGCTTGGGGACGGCGTCGAGGTTCGGGGTCTCGACGGAGGTCCCGCGCCCAATTCTCTGGATCACAGTGTCCTCTGCTTCCTGCGCGGGTTGCGCTTGGTGGTCCTCGCGCCCCACAGCGCGAGCGAGCAAGATTCGAGCGGCTCGGGCGGCACGGTCGCGTCCTCGGGGGATCCGAAGCCCCATCCTCCCCTGGACCCGATCTTCCTGCGTACGCACTTCCTTGCCGACTCCTCGAGGGCCGGGTCGTAGGTGTGCGCCAGCGTGCCGTCGTTGAGCGCGTCCACGAAGCCGACCGCGGCGGCGGTCGTAGAGCCACTCGGCGAGCTCGCGGGCGCCGCCGGCGGTCGTTCCGATCCTGATGAGCTCGACGGCGGCCTTGCCCTTGAGCGCGCGCTGCCCGAGCTTGCAGCCCGACAGCGCATAGGTCGACCCGTCCCGGGAGAACTTCACCCCGAAGGCCTTCTTGCCGCGGTACCGGTCGCCGATGGCGTCGATGCGGGCGCCGTCCCACGATGCCCGCGGGATGGCCCTCGTGAGCATGGCGGCAGGGCTGAACCAGTCCAGGCGCTCGTGGGCGAAGCCGGTGATCGAACCGCCGGCGAACTCCGTGCGGGTGAAGTCGAGCGACAGGATGATGCCCATGCTCGGGTTCGATTCGTAGATGAGGTCCACCACGTCGTCGAACGTGGCGTCCTGGCGCGGGCACTCGTCGGTCGCCCACGAGCACCACTCGGTGCTCGGGATGTCGCCGGCCAGGATGGCCGCGCGCGTGCGCGCGAACACGGTGCCGGGGCAGTCCTCGTTGGGCGGGGTGCCCGTGTAGATGATCTGGCGCTCTCCGGTCGCGGACGCGGCGAGCGTGTACATGATGGCGTCGTACTGGGAGTCGGTGAGCTCCTGCGCCTCGTCGAACACGACGAGCTGGATGTCATCGAAGCCTCGCGCGCTTCCGTTGGTGCGCGCCGAGAACTCGATGGAGCCGCCGTTGGTGAGGTAGATGGCCTCCTCGCCGTTCGTGCGGCGGATCCTCTCGACGAGGCACGAGAGCTCGGGGTGCTCCTTGTCCGTGAAGTAGCGGACGAGTCGGTTGAACGCCTTCTTGGCGGTCTTCACGCGGTGCGCGGTGTGGAGGATGTGCCAGCCGCAGACCGCCAGGCGGAACACCTCGTATATCTCGATGACGGCGTTCTTGCCGTTCTGGCGCGGCACGTCCAGGCCGCACGTGACGCATGCGGGGCGGCCCTCGGCGTCGCATGCGCACCAGTCGGACAGAACCAGGGACTGCCACTCGATGGGCTCCATGCCCAGGTCCCCGCCGAGCTCGGCGGCGTCCTCGCCCTCGGAGTAGGCGACCTCGCCCACGGCGACCCTATACCGCGGCTCTTGCCTTCCGAGCCTCGTGGCGCTCGGCGATCGAGAGGAGCTTGGTCTGGACGTTCCGGACATCTGGCGCCCCCTCGTGGCCGTCGGTTATGCCGAGTTGCTTGTTGAGCTGCCTGATCTCCGCCGACGCGGTCTTCAGGGTCGCTATCTGGGGGAATGCCTTGAGGTCCCCCATGTCGTTCGTGTAGGCGGTTATCTCGCCGAAACTGTCCAGCTCGTCCTGGGCGAGCTGGACGATCTTGTACCACTGGCACAGCAGCGCGAGCGTCGGCGCGTCGGCCTGGGTGAACGAGCGGCCGGCGGTGAGCTCGTCCCACTTGGCGCTCTTCACGGGGTCGCCGGCGACCGCGGCGGGCTTCTCGAGGGGCATCCGCCACCTCCAATCGGCATAAAAAAGCCGCCCCGAAGGACGGCCGTCGGTAAGCACCCGGATTTGAACCGGGGTCTCCTCCATCAAGGGCACTCCAGGCTGTGCTATGTCTTACCTTGCTTGTATTGTTCCCAATCAGACAGAACCCTGTCAACCATTTTTCGCTCGTCAGTCGACAGGCGCATCGGTTTGCCGTTGGGGGAGCCCTCGTTGTGCAGGTAGCCGATATGCGTATGGGGAGACATCCCGTGGTGGTCAGCTAGGTCTATCTGCTTGCTGCGCTTGTTCTGATTGTCGAAGTATACGACCGACTTCACCTCGCCACGATCAACGACGGCATATACCCTTCCGTGCGTCGTCGTTTCCATGAGGGTCTCGGAGCTCTTGCTGTTTTTCTGAACGTACTTAACGTTCCCGACGGTCAGCACCGAACGGTACTGGCTGCCGTACGGGTTCTTCGGGTTTCCGCGCTTATCTACGCTCCACCCGCTGCTGGCGCCCCTGCCTCCCACGGAAACCGCCTCCCTTGTACTCGAAGACCTCGCAGCCTCCGAAATCGAAGCCTATGTCGCCGCCGTAGAGCAGCACGCGCGCGGGCTCCAGGCGGCTCATTGCCTCCGCCATGCCCTCGCGCCAGACGGCCAGGGCGCCCTCGTCCCCCTTCACGCCGACGGTCGACACGGCGACGGTCGAGCGGCGCGGGACGCCGTCGAATGCGAAGCGGAAGCTCCGTCGCTGCGCCCACGACAGGGTCGGGACTACACGGAGGCCCTGCTCCTGCCACCAGTGGCCGAGCGCCTGGGAGCGGTAGCGGTTCCACCGCTGCATGGCGTCGGGCATGTCGAGGTAGAGCGAGAAGTCGGGCGTGAGGACGCAGTCGAAGCCGCGCAGGCACTCGAGGTAGGCCGCGGGGCGGGCCCACACGCGCTCGAACTGGTAGTCATCGATGAAGAAGTGGCAGCAGCGGCCGGCCTTGTCGGCCTCGGGCGTGCTCTTGGCGTAGTTGAACCCGATCATGTCCGCCGGCCTGGCCATGCACCGCTTCATGCGGGGCATGCCGTCGCGGCCGCAGTCGGATCGGCTGACGAGGCGCAGGTTGTACGCGTCGTCCGTCCTCAGGCGCTCGTGGCCGTAGTCGAGCCGCTTGCTCTTGAAGTCCAGCCCGAACCTCGACATGTCGAAGTCCTTGAGGCTGCGGACCTCCTCGCGCAGCATCGACTTGTTCCACGTGGCCACCTCGCCGGTCTTGTTGTCGGCGATGCGGAAGGCCTTGATCTGCTCGTCCGTCAGGTCGTCGCAGTACTCGATCTTGGAGTCGGGAATCTCGTCCCACCCCAGGGATCTGCACGCCTCGACGCGCGTGTGCCCCCATACAATAACCGGGCGCTCGCGGCTCTCCAGGCCGATGGTCCCGCGCAGGCCGAACTCCCTGATGGAGTCGGCGACCACGGGCACGGCGGAGGCGTTGTGCCGGGCGTTTCGCTCATATGGGACGATATCGTGTATCTTCACGTACACACCCGCCTAGTTTTTCTCGGTTTAGCTGCGGTTTTGGCTTGACTTCCGTAAAAAAGCGTATTCGGGGGTATTGCGGCCCTGGCGCGGTTGGGTGGCCTGCCACCCTCCGGCAAAAGACCCCCGTGGGGTCGAGCGCCGGGGCGCGTACCCTACCATGAGGTCGTTTGCCGCGGCTGTTTCTCGGGCACGGACGGGGGACTAATAAAGGGAATACGTTCGGACTTGAGCGCCTTGCACAGCTCGACGAAGGACTCAGGAGAGTTCCACGCGGCGAGATGCTCGCGGAGGGCGCGGCGTACGGCCGAGACCTCGGCGGCGCTGCGGGCGCGGCGCCAGTTGTTGCAGCAGCGGTGCGCGGCGGCGACGTTGTCGCGGTCGAAGGGCGATCCGCCGCGGCTGACCGGGACGAGCTCATCGCACTCGAAGGCCCCGGGGTTGCCCGGCGGGACCCCGTAGTCTATGGGTAGCCCACATATCCAACAGGGCCTGCCCTGCGAGCGGAGCCACCGCACGACATGGCGGCGGCGGGCGCCGTTGGCCTTGCGCGGGTTGCCCATCCCCTACCACTCCACCGGGGAGCGCCCTCGGTTTGACATGCACGCCTCGATGCCCCCGTAGCGCAGCGCCTCCAGGCGCACGCCCCCGGCACCCCCCGGTCGGCGGCGGGGCGCCGCCGTGACCCCCAGGGCGCGGCGGAACGCCCACGCCATGACCGTGTCGTGGCGGCGGGCGGATCGCGCGATGTACTCTCGGCTGACCACGGGCATCATCCCCTATTGAATTAAGCGTAATAGAAAGGCCGGAGTCCCTGAACTGCTGAAGGGAACCCCGGCCACTCATCTGTACTTCCACGCACATCCGACCCGCACACCGCGCGGGCGGCGCTGCGAATCGACACCCTAGTTATATCCCAATCGCAACGTGCAACGGTGTGCAATTGTGTGCAATCGCGTGCAACTGTAGGCAATCACGTGCAATCGCAGGCAATCGCGTGCAATTGTGTGCAATCGCGTGCAGCCCACAGATAGAGAGAAACCCGCCGGCGCGGAGCCGACGGGTCACGACAGAGATATATAACTCAGACTGCAGCGCGGCCAAGACCCGATCGGGCGGCCGCCAGACCGACCATATCCGTCCAGTCCAGGGCGGAGCACAGGTCGGAGTTGACCGACCTCACCGACACGCCCAGCGTCCCCGCGATCTCCTGCAGTGTGCGGTCCTCGCAGTACCTCAGCTCCAGCACGTCTCCCCAGCGCTTGCCGGGGTTGGCCGAGCGCACGCCCGCGCAGAGCTCGCGCCCGCGCTCCACCTCGCGCCGCAGCTCCGACAGCTCCGCGCCGCTGCGGCGCTCATAGTCGATCCTGTCATCCGTCGAGCGCATGAAGTCCGTCCCGTGCGCGCCCTTGCCCACGGCGTCGTAGCGCTGGGCGCGCACCTGCTCGCGCGCCTGCATCGACTCGATGACCGCCAGGCGGCGGTCGATGCCGCGCTGGGCGGCCCGTACAGTCTCCAGATATTCCCTTGCGTCCATGTGACCCTCCGCGTGGTACCATGCATTTGTCATATAGAGGATGCCGGGAGGCGTCTTTGCCAAAGGCCGCCGGCGCTCCAGCGCCAGCGGCCTTAATTATATATCTGCCTATGTCTACCTGCGGAAACTCAATATCTCGACGCGACTTCGCGGCGCATGGCCATGATCTCGTCATGGACCAGCCCGCTGCCCGCGAGATAGCGGTCGACCCTGTCGCGCTTCGGCTTGGAGCCCTTGCGCCGGGCCTCCTTCGCGCGGTCCTGCTCGTGCTTTCGCCGGCACTCATCCGAGCAGTACTTGGCCTTGGGCGCCTGCGGAATGAAGATCCTCCCGCAGACCGTGCAGTTCCTCTCCTGCACGTCCCACATCACGGTCATCTCATCGACCTCCTGCACCTGCGGGCGCGCCGCGCCTCGATGCTCTTGCGCACGCGGCGGTTCTCGACGAGCATCAGCCACAGCCTCTCAAACAGTCTCATCGCTTAGCCTTCCTCGACCTCTTGAGCGCTCGGGCACGGTCGCGCTCCAGCGCACGCGCCCTCCGCTCCGACTCCCCGATCTGAGCCGCCGTCACCCGCGGCGCGTCCGCCCGACCGTGTGCGAGCGCCCGGCGCGCGGGACCCGACACCAGATCGGGCACCGCGTGCCAGGCGGTCGCGCGGAACAGCTCGACCGCCGAGCGGATCATCGGCGACGCCCGCCCCACCGCTTAGCGAGCTCACGCACAGCGCGGCCGAACGGAAGGAGGCCCATGCTGCCCCAGGTGACGCTCTCGTACATCCCGCAGACGGGGCATCTCACGCTCAGCGTGTTGGGCTCGGTCAGCGATCGAGTCCTCATGTCCTCGACCACGGGCACGCCCCCACACCGGGGGCACGCTTTGAACTCGATATCGTTAAAGGTCACGGCTCTCTCCCGTCTCGTTGAACAAATATCCCGTCGTGCGCCATCTCGAGTACGAGTCCGTCAGCATCGCCCAGAGCAGGCAGAGCGTCGAATCCTCCCTCAGGCTCTTCGCGGCAAGCATCCGAAGGTCGTACGTAAGCCGCAGTGCGCCGCCGCCGTCTGGGCAGTAGACCTGCACGCCGGGCGGCAGGAGCCGCTCATCGTACAGCTCGTGTGCGAGGTCCCGGGGACACACGAGCCAGTTCTCGTCACCGAGGAACGTGAGGCCGTGGCCGCTCTTGAAGTCCGCCATGCACGACTTGACCTCGACGAATACGAATTTCCCGTGCTCGAGCGCCGCGTTCCGCCCTCCACTGCCCGCAGAGAACGCCACGAAGTCGACCCTATGGTCGGGATCGACCCAGACCTCCTGCGCGACGATGGCGAACTGCCTGCGGAGCTTCTTCGCGACCTTCTCGGACAACTCGGCGGTCACATCCTTGCGGCTCATTCGTCCTCACACCCATTACTTTCCAGAACCCAGGGCACGATCATGCCGACCGAGGCGGCGATCTCAAACGCCTTCGCTGCGTTCGCGAGGCCCTGACAGACGGTGACGAGCTTCTCGTCATTAACCCCATCTGCTTCCTTGCCCTCGATAATGTCCAGAACGCAGCGCGCTCGGGAAGCGATATCGGCGAGCATGCGCGTCCTCAATTCTTTGTATTTCTCGTTCATCTAAAGCTCCTCTCCGCAGAACGGGCAGTACTTGATGTCCTCGATGTAAGCGTCCGCCGTCACGTCGGCGCTAACGCAATCGCCACACGAACCGTTGACCGAGACGTCAAGCATCACGCTGGTATCCAGCTCAAGCCTGACGATCGACTCGCCGTCGTATCGGCGCATCAGGGTCATGGAACCCACGGACCAGTTGCGGACGCCTCGGTCGGGCGCAGAGTGGATGGACGCGATGCGCGACCCACCGCAGAAATAACAACTCATTCGTCATCACCAGCAAGCAAGGATTGAATGCGGTGGCAGATGCTGTGGAGCGCCTTTATCTGGCACAACTTGCCGCCGCATATGCCATTGCAGGCCCTGCACGTCTCGGAGACAACGTTGTAGGCGTGTGCCGGCTCTTCGTCGACGAGAGGGCTGTTTATGGCGCGCTGGACATCGTTCATCAGGGCGCCGAACGTATCCGGGCAGATCAGGTGCATATCGTCCACCCTCACGACCCCCTCATCGCAGCAGGCACGCCAAACGCCCGCGCCGAGCAGGTACTCATATCTCCGAACCGTGCACTCCATGCCGCTGTCCGCAAAGAGCGTCGCGGTCGACAGGGAGACTTTTCGCCCCTCCTTGTCGACAGGGCCCAACGGCATCACTTCCCAGTCTAGCGTCGTGGAGTTATCGACTATGAAATGTTCCCCCATCACTCGTCACCACCCTTCTCGGCCTTGACCCCCGCCAGCCCGAGCTGCTCGCACACGACGCTCTCCTCGTCCCACATCCACGAGTACATCTCGAAGACCTCTTCCGAGTCGTCGATTACGACCCTCCACGGGTCGACCTCCTGCAGCCGCCCGTCTCTGCGCATGACGACCGCCACCGGCCTGCGGGTCGGCCCCGCGTCCTCGTCGGTCGAGGAGATGCGGTGGTCGAGGCACGTGAACGTCCTGTCGAACAGTCCGACCAGCAGGGCCTTCTCGTAGCCCGTCCTCGAGCCCAAGCCGAAGTCCTGAACGAAGCACGGCGTCAGGTCCCTAGTCAGCATCGCCCTCACCCCTCAGCCTGCTTAAAAGACGCTCCATGCTCTCATCGCATATTGCGAGCGTGGCCACCTCACCAGCCCAGACCTTTCTGCCTGCGACGTTGACGAATGAGATCTTGTCCATGTTGACGATGTACCTGTAGCCATCGTCGTCGTATAGCTCAATGAAATCTCGGCTCATTAAAGCTCGCCCCTCATCCTGCGGATGCGATTGCGAATGTCGGTGAAGACGTTGGACACACAGCGGTTGTCTCCGCCGAAGCGGCATTTGTCGCACGCTAAGGCTTCGCTGCCTGAATAGGAGCAGTATGGGAGCATGCCCAGCACTTCACCACCAATGGCTCCGTTGCTCAAGTCCTCCTCCAGCTTCTTCCAGCTGTCGGGGCGGTTGAGGTAGAGACCGTCTGCGGGATGCTGCCAGGTCTGCCCCACTGCATCCTCGCTGATCACATTCCATCCCGTGGACAAGCCCAGCACATCACGTTGATAGCGGTAACTGGAGACGTGCGTCTCCCCGCCTTTCGCGTCATACAGAACCTCGGTGTCCAGAGGAATCTCGCGACCCTCATGGTCCTTGGGGAGAGGGACTCCCATCATTTCTCGCTCCCTTCCTCCTTGACTTCCTCCTGCAGGACGTATCGCAGGCTTCCGATGCGCTCGATGGCGTCGTCGGGCGTGTGGCCGTCCCACTCGGGCGTGCGGTCGAGCACCTCGCACGGGAACATGTCCCAGTACGGCTCGACGTCGTAGTGGTAGGTGGCGGGGCCGGCGGGCGTGTCGATGCCCACGATGAACATGCCGTCGTACATCGACCCGTCATGGTGGTGGAGCGACTTCCACGAGCGCCCACGGAACATGGCCACGATCACCGAGAACAGCACCGCCCGGTGGTGGTAGAGCTCGTCGAACGTGTGGTACCCGTCCGACGTGGAGCCAGTGACGGGTGCCGGCTCAACGTAGTCCGCAAGGCGCTCCGCAAGATCCGGATAGCCGCCATGAATCGGCTCGCAATGACCGAGGTCGAGGACGTCGTAAAGGCCTTCGGTGAACTCCTCTGCATACTGGCAGCAGTAAAACTGCTCGCGTAGCTCCTTGGCAATTTCTCGGCGGCCCTCATCGCTTATCTGTCTCATTTCGTACTCCATTCCTTCTCGATTTCCCTCTCCTCCGCGACCATGATCAGCGCCTTGTTGAGGCATCGCCTCGCCTGGCGCAGCTCATCGCAGATGTCGCACCCCTGTCGCAGTCTGTCGCGCTCCTTGAGCGACCTCTTCGCGTCCTCGAGCCTGCCGACGGCGAGGTCGATCCAGTCGGCGGCTCCGCACTTGTAGCTCATCGGGACTCGCCCCTCACGCCGAAGACCTCCGCAAGGATGTCGCCGGGCGCGGCCACGAACGGCTCCGCGCCGATCGGGTCGTACGAGACCTCCAAGTAGTCGGGATAGCCGTAGGTTATGCCGGCGGTCCGAACCTTCGTCTCGGTCTCCTCGCCGTCGTCGGAGGAATCGTCGGGCTCGTCTGCGGGCAGGCACTGGTAGCCCCAGACCACGCTCACCTCGTGCTCGTCTAGGATGGTCTTGGTGCGCTCGATTCGCATCCGGTAGCGGCCCACCGGCCCCGTGTCGTACGTGTCGTCGGCCCAGGGAATCTGATGCCTGTCGAGGGCGTCGCGGTAGGCCCTCATCACCGCTGAGATCTCGGTCAAAACCTCTCTCACTCTCCTTCTCAAAAGAATTAGGTGTTCTTTGCGCCGGGGGCTTCCCCGACGGCGTCGTTTCCACTCTCTAGCGGCGGGAACCCAATCGCCTGCTGGCCCAGCTGCCCGGCCGCCGTTGGCACACCTTTGGCATACCTCCAGCTCGGCTCCTCGCCCCTCGCGATGGCGGCGATGTCCATCCGCAGGTCCTCCTTGGCGCGCCTGCGGGCGCGGTACTCGTCGAGCTTCTGCTTCTTGGCCAGGCGCGCTCCCTCGTCGGCGCTGATGACGTTGGCCATGTAGATCCTCGTCACGTCGAGCGGGCGGCCGGCGGCGGGGTCGAAGCCCGCGAGCATCTCCTTGAGGGTGATCACGAAGCCTCACCCAGCTCCCGCTCCAGGGCGGCGATGACGTCGTCCTCGGTCTCGGCCGGCTGCCACACCGCCGCGCGCTCGACCTCCTGGGAGGTCTGCCCGCCCCGCGCCTTGCGGTCCGCGTCGAAGCCGACCTGCTTGCGGCTCCAGTTGCGGGCGAGCGCCCACACGTCGGTCACGGGCAGTCCGCTCGGCAGCGTCCACCCCTGCGCGGCGTAGTGGTCGAAGAACTGGCGGGCGTCGCCCCGGAGGCAGTTGGCGGCGAAGTACGCCTCCACGTCCTCGGCCGACGGGGGCTCGAAGTCATCGGGTGCTTGGCGGGCCGCGCTATAGCCCGCTAGGGCTATCTCCTTCTCCTTCTCTTTCTGTCGGCTACCCTCTCGCCCGCTGGGTCGGCTACCCCCTTGGCTACCCCCTTGGGTAGCGGCAATGCCGCCTGCCTTGGCAGCCCTCGCCTTCCCCCCGAGGCTGCCGTTGACCATGGCGTCGATGCGGCCCCTTGCGAAGGTGAACGCCGCCATGGTCGTCGGCTTCAGCTTAGGCTCGACGCCCTCGTAGCCGTAGCGCAGCATCGCCCACGCGAGCGCCATGCCCTCCCTGTCGCCCAGGGCGCGGCAGCCCTCGTAGAAGTCCCTGTTGAAGTTGAAGTTATTCATCCGTATCACCTCCGCAGATCGAATCGGTAAAGGCCGCGGCGGCGGCCTGGTCGCGGCCCGGCATGACCGAGCCGTAGATGTCGAGCGTCGTCTTGACGCTCGCGTGCCCCAGGCGCTCCTGGATGGTCCTCATGTCGAACCCGTTCATGAGCAGCCACGAGGCGTGCGTGTGCCGCAGGGAATGGAACACCGTCTCCTCCGGCAACCCCAGGTCCCTCACGAGCGACTTGAAGCGGCTCGTCACGGTGGACGGGCGCGCGATGCCGCCGGAGGGCCCGAAGGTCACCACCAGCGCCGCCGGCCCCTTGCGTGCGAGCCACGTGTCCTGCCACTCCAGGTGGCGCCCCAGCTGTGCCTCCACCGCCGGGGCGAGCGCCACGTTGCGCACGCGCCTGCCCTTGGTGTAGGCCTGCCGGTGCAACTCGGGGTGCTCGACCGCCTGCCCCGCCACGTGCAGGTCGTGCAGGGCGCGGCGCCAGTCTCGGCGCTGCAGCCCGCAGATCTCCCCGCAGCGCAGGCCCGTGTTGAGGGCGAGGTAGACCGCCATGGCCTCGGTGCGCCGCGAGATGTTGGCTCCCGAGGCGGATCGCGATGACATGGCGGAGACCAGCGCGCGGGAGAGCTCATCGGTGTCGAGCTCGGAAAGCGCGAACGGCTCAACGGGGTCGGGCGAGGGCGCGGGCACGTCGAGCATGATGTCGCGGCCCAGCGCCGGCCGCCACGAGCGGTAGGCACCCTTGAGCAGCGCGTGCATCTTGAGCAGCGTCTTGGGCGACAGCCCCTTGCCCGTCCTTGGGGCGAGCAGCATACGGTAGGCGGCCGACACGTCCCAGGGCTCAAGCTGGTCGTAAGGAAGCCTACCGATGGTCGGCTCCACCATCGTCCTGACCACGCTGCGGTACGTGGCCACCGAGTTGTCGGACAGGCCGTTGACGGGATCGGAGATGTACGTCTCGAGCATCGAGGACAGGCGCTTGGAGCTGTCCCGTGCGGAGGAAGGGTCGAACGTGGCCGCCCACCTGTCGCACTCCGCCTGCGCCTGCTCGCGCGTCAGCTCCGCGCCCCACGACCTGTACGGCCTGATCCGTCTGCCCGTGACGCGGTCGGTGCCCATGTAGGGGCGGGCGAACCAGCGGCCGTCCGTCCCGCGCTGCACGACCGCCCGGTGCTCGCTAGAAGTCGGCATCGACGCCCAGCTCCGCCGCCATGTCGCGGATCTCCCTGCGCGCGTCAAGGTCGGTGATCTGGACGCTGTCGGCGTGCCCGTGGTGGTCGGCACCGAGCGCAGCCATGAGCATGAGCTTGCGCGCGTGCCCGTCCGAGACGCCCGCCTGGCTGAAGGCCGCACAGAGCACATCGATGCACTCGCAGGTGAGCGCGAACAGGTCACCGAGGCTGGCCGAGCCCACGAAGCATGAGTTGCCGGAGCCGTCGACGTTGACGGTCGAGAGCGCCGCGCCGCGGCACTCGAACGAGCTGACCTCGCCGCACGCCTCCACCGTCACCCTGACCTTCTTCTCGCTACTCATCCTTCTCCTCCTCCTCGGCGCTCGCCTGCACCCTCTCCATGAGCCACACGTCCTCCTCGCCGGGCTCGAAGCCCGCGGAGCAGAAGATGCCATAGTGGTCGAGCCACGCCTCAGCGTCGTCGCCGCCCCAGCGGTTGTTGAGCTGGGCCATGTCCTTGGCCGCCGCCATGAGCCAGCAGCCGGCCTCGTACTCGCTGGGCCTGCACGCCTTGAGGTTGCGGGCGAACTCGTCGCGCACGGCACCGAAGCGTCCCTCGTTCTCGACGTTGCTGTCGCCGCCCATCGCCACGAGCAGCGCGGGCGGGTCCTCGCGGCCCACGCGCACCTCCATCATGAGGTCCTTGGACATGGCGAAGGCGCCGGACGCCACGAAGCCGATCAGGCTCCTGTACAGGTCCCTGAGCGCGGCTTCCTCACGCGCGGCCTCCTGCTCGGCGAGGATCTCCTCCTCGGTCTTCTCGGGCTCGGCGTCCGAGCCGTCTTGCGGCCCGTAGAGGTCCCAGTAGCTGTCCTTCCACACGGCAACGGTGCCGGCGGGGAACTCCTGCCCCTCGAGTTTCTGGGCGGCGAGGCCGACATGGACCCAGTCCGTGTAGATGAACCCTTCAGGCTGTTCCTTCACCACCGGGATGCCCGCATCGCCGAACGCGTCGTAGTCCTCGGCCTTGGCCTCCTCGCGCTCGACGCGGCGGCGGATGCTGTCGGCCTTGCCCGCCCAGCCCTCGCCGGCGGCGAGGACCGCCTCGACGTCCTTCTCGTCGTCGAAGGCGCTCGCGGCCTCGAGCTGCTCCAGCGTCACCTGCACGCCGGCATTGATGCGACCGCGCAGTTTGCGCGCAGCCCGGATCTGCCCGGCGGTGGCTCGGCTGGCGCGCTCGATGCGCTGCTCGTCGACGCCCAGCACGAGCATCTGCTGCACGCCGCGGGCGCGCTCGGCCTCGGTCAGCTGGCGCTTGTCGTCGGTGGCGAGCATGGCCACGAGCTCGTTGGCCTCGTCCATGGTGTCGGCCACCAGCGCGGAGACCTCGCGGTCCTCCCCGTAGATGGACGACAGCGCGCGAAAGCGGCGCTCGCCGTCCACGATGCGGTACACGTTGCCGTCCGCCACGACCACTGGCGGGTTCAGCGGCTCGCCGCCGGTCGCCTCGATGCTGCGGGCCAGGGCGCCGATGTCGCCGAAGTCCTCGCGCGGGTTCTGCTCGCTCGGGCGGATATCGCCCAGGCGCACGGCCCTCTTCTCGAATTGCATGTATCCTCCTGTCTCGAGGCCCACGGCCTCGCATGAACTGCTATAGCGATCGGGGCGGAGGTCCGGATGGTTGAATTGACGAGTGAGGAGCAGTCCTATCTCAGAAAGCTCCAAGAGGTTTCCGAACGGGGCGAGTCGGTGGACGGTTTCATCTGGAGCCGGCTCAACGACGAGCTCTCCACGCTCCAGGGCGTTAACTCGCACGGAGAGGAGATCCGTACGTACACCCGCGAGTACGACCTCGAGCGCCGCATATACGAAGTGCTCGCGAGAAAGGGGCTCCTCGACGGCCGCGCGGGCGGCGAGGCGAACCGGAAGTTCTTCGGCGAGCTGACCTCGGAGGGACGCTGCTGGTTCCTAGACCGAGACGAGGCGGCGCGCATCGAGCGCGAGAACGTCCGGGGCGGCCGCAGGCACGACTACCTCGTGGCGCTGTTCAGCGTCGTCTCCGGCGCCATAGCCGGATTCATCGGCGGCGCCGCCGCGCCCACGCTCATCGCGCTCATCCGGACAGCGCTCCGGATGTAGCGAGCCCCAGGATGAAGAACATGGTGAACGCAAGGGCGAAGAGGACGAAAGACCAGACGGGCGGCATTCCCTGTCCCATAGGGCGGCTCCCTTCCCCGGGCCGCCGCCCCGATCGCTATACAGCTGTCAAGGTAAATAGGGGCTAGTAGTACATCCCGCTCGGCGCGGTCCCCTCGATGGCGCCCGCGACGGCGATCAGGCCGATGAGCGCCACGGCGCACACCACGCTGCGCACGCGCTCGGGAAGCGAGCCCCACCACGCGCCGAGCCTGCAGCCGGCATCCCAGATAAGGTCGCCCATCACGCCACCCGCCTCGGACGGCGCGCCGGCACGCAGTCGGGCGAGGGCAGTGCAGGGACCGCGCCGCGCGCCATGATGGCGGCGTCGATGTCCTCGCTGCGCACCACCTCGCGCGAGCTGTTGGGGTTGAGCGACGGGTAGCGCGGGATGACCCCTTGCATGACCATCGCGCGGAACGTGACGTTGTCGCAGCAGGCGTACTTCGCGCCCTTGGCTATAGACATCCACATGGCCTTCTCCTTTCATTCGTATGAGCCAATCCCTTGCCGGAGGGCCGCACCAGATGGCGCAGCCGGAGGGCGCTCCCCCGCCAAAGGGAGCGGTGCCGCCGCCCCGCCAAGTCGGCGGCGGCACCATATGGGCCGGAAGTAGGGAGTCCAGCCCCGTCGCGCCGCGGGCCCCGCGGAATGGGGGCGTTACGGAACCCGTGGCGCGACGGGGGCGGGCCCGCCGTCAGTCATAGGGCGAGGCGAGCACCCATGCCACGATGAACGGCACGGCCGCCGAGAAGCACACCCGCGCCAGGCCGTAGGCCCCCTGCGCGGTGCAAGCCCACCCCGCGGCGTCCATCACGACGGCCGAGGCCAGCAGCGCCCGGGTCATTCCTCTTCCTCCAGATCCTCCATGGGCACGCCCAGCGCCCTCGCGAGCCGCTTGGCCGCCCCGTACTTCGCGTCGGCTATCCCCCGGCGCTCCCAGTTCCGCACCGTCGTCTCGGTAACGCCCGCCTTCACCGCGAGCTTGAACTGCGAGAGTCCCGCCTTCTTGCGGAGCCGTCTGATCTCATTCATCTCCGTGTCCCCACGAACCCGTAAACTCCTTTGCGTTCATCCCTTTACGCGAAAGGAGGTGATTACATGTCAAAGGCCATCAAGGGCCTCAAGATCGACCGGAAGGCACTCGACCGCGTCGCCGTCAGGGGAATCGAGAAGGCCGCTGCAACCGGCTCCCTCGAGATAACCTGCCAGACCTGCGGCAAGCGCTTCACGCTTCGCGGTCCCCAGACGAGCTGTCCCCGTTGCGGGACGTCGTATCGGACGCGATAAGGTCGGCCCCGATCTCCACGCCGTCCGCGAGCGAATCCAGGATCTCGCGGGCGGCGTCGATGTGGCCGGAAGCCACATCGAGCCTCGCCTGCAGATCGTCCACGCCCTTCAGCTTCACGCCGAGCGTGAGCTCGCCCACCTTCTTGCCTTCCATCTCTTCCTCCATGTTCTAGGCGGCCTCGTCCGTGTTCCAGCCCATCAGGTCGTTGGGCGTGCATCCGAGGGCCAGCCCCAACGCCGCGAGGCTCTCGAGCGAAGGCGTCGAGGCCTTCGCCAGATAGTTGCGGATGCTGTATACCGACACGCCCGATGCCGCGGAAAGCTCCTCAGCGGTCTTGATGTCGGCGTGAGCCATGAAGATGCGCAAGTTATGAGCAAAAGACTCTTTAACGTCCGTCATGTGTACCTCCTTAATCTGAAAAGTACGGATTTCGTATCTCGCTAATTAGATTACTACGCATCTCGTACTTGTCAACATTTAAATACGGATTTCGTACACGTTTATCTAACTTATTGGTACACTCCTGTCTAAGGAGGTACGAAATATGAACTTTTCTCTTCGATTGAGGGCCCTTAGAGAAGCCAAGGGTCTAAAGCAAAACCAGATGCCGGAACTTGTCGGCACGACCGCTCGCATATATGGCTCTTGGGAACGTGGCGAAACACCGATCCTCCTTGAGGATGCTTTCAGATGCGCCCAGGTGCTCGGATGCACGCCTAACGACCTATGCGGATGGCCGCCCGGCCTCAACGAAGGTGCCGCCGATGACCTCGACCCCGAGGAGGGCGAGCTGCTCTACTGCTACCGGCAGAGCACCGAGAAGAGGCGCTCGAAGATCCTGGAGACGGCACGCGACCAGGCCGAGCTGTCCCAAGCTCAAACTCCAACGCCTGAAATCGAAGGGCTGGAAGCGGATCAAGTAAGGTCCGCGTAGGCGGGGGAATCAAAACGCCAGTTGTTGCCCATTCTCGTAACCCCACGAATATGAGGCCGCGAACCAACGCCCCGATCAGCTTCGAGCCACCAAAAGAAGGGATTACTCAAGTCATGGACAACGCAATTGACGAGCTCATAGCGGAATGCGGGGAAATCCTAGCAAACCCCGATTCCTACAACCTCGTGAGCGAGGCCAAGAGAATCGAGTCGGCGCTAGAGACAGTGGTGCCCAAGGTCCGCGTGGGCCTGAAGATGTTCCGCGCGACGATTGGCGGGCAGTCGTCATACGGGAGGAAAGATGCCGCCGAGGACATACGGCGGCTACAGGCGAAAGCGAAGCTGTACGCCGATGACAGGCGCATGAGTTATGAGATTGAAAAGATGAAGTCCTCCACGGCGAGGACAAACGTGAGCGTCGAGCAGCACGCAGACAGCAATGCGACCTCAAGCTCGAGCTCGACGTCCTCATCTTCGCTGAGGGCATCCGTCGACAACTTGATGGAGACGATCGCTGCGGACCAGGGACTCACTACGGAAGACAAAGACATGCTCGCAGCATGCCTCGCCCAGATGGAATTGGCAGCAAAGCGTGGCGACCAGGCATCGCTGGCCGACCGCATGATCAAGGGATTGGAGATAGCGAAGAAGGGCGGTGAACTGGTAGCAGGCATCCTCTCCATCGGAGGGAAGATTGCGGGCTTCCTCTAGACGCCCATGTACCCGATGAGGACCCATTGCCCGGTCTGCGGGCACCTCACAGCGCGCACGTCGTACTCGGATGCCAGAGAGTACGCGCACGGCCTGAGCGTCGCAAACGGGACGGGACCCGCGGTGTCGTCCTTCACGCCCAGGGCGACGACCTTCACGGTGTCCCCGCGCTCCTGCGACACGAGTTCGTACCCCAAGCTCAACGGGATGCCTGTGAGCCCGTCGTAGATCATCGTGTCGAGGGAATCGTCCTCGTACGTGTATGCGCCGACGCTGTAGCGAGCCATGGGTACCTCCAGGAGCGGGAATGGTGTTCATCACGATTATGACCCGCGGCGCGGCTAGGTTTTTTCGGTTTTTTCTAAAAAACCCAAACGGGTGCACCGAAACGCCAGTTACTCCCCCATTTTCGTAACCCAACGAAAATGGGCAGGCAGCTGATTAAGTTGTTGCAGAAAGCGCAACGACTGCTATCAAACGAAGAAACCCCGTGCGGCAATCTTGGCGGATCCGTGTGGTCAATTTTAAAACTATAAATACTTGATAATTTATTTGATTGCTAACTATCAACTGTTTATAATTAAATTGTCGAAAGGAGGAGAGATGCCCAAGGAGCAGGAGCCCGCGCAGGTGCTCAAGCGGTTCAAGAAGGAGGGTTGGACGCTCTACACCGGCAAGGGCAGCCATGTGGTCGCGCGAAAGGACGGGGTCCAGATCAGCGTGCCCACCTCCAAGAAGGAGATACCGATAGGGACGTACCGGAAGATAGCTAAGACGGCGGGGTGGCTCTAGCCCCGCCCCCTTGGGGGTCGAAAGATATGAAGACATACGTTTACCAGGCGGTGCTCACACCCGACGAGGACGGCGGCTACGACGTGGAGTTTCCCTCACTGCCGGGATGCTTCACCTGCGGCGACACGATTGCCGAGGCCGCCGAGCAGTCCGTGGACGCGGCGAGCACCTACGTGGCCGCGCTCGTGAAGGACGGTCTTGCCGTGCCCGAGCCCGAGTTCATCGAGCCCGCAGACGGCGGGCTCTCCATGATGGTCGCCTTCTCCACGGACGAGGGGTACATCGTGGAGGGCGAGACGGTCTCGGCGGCCGAAGCCGCGCGCAGGCTCTCCGTCTCCCCCGGCAGGATCACCCACATGCTCGACTCGGGGATCCTTACGGGCTACCGCAAGGGCCGCCGCACCTACGTGACCGTGGAGAGCATAGTGGCGCGCCTGACCGACACGCCCCGCTCGGGCAGGCCCAAGCGCCGCGCAGTCGCGTAGCCGGCCTCAACGCAAACAAAAAGCCCCGTGCGGCAATCTTGGCGGATCCGCACGGGGCATATGCCCTCCGGCAAAAGGGAAAGGCAGGACCATTATATGGCAACCAACGATACTTCAAGGTCAAAACTCGGCTCCAAGCGCGAGGTCGCGCCCGGCAAGTGGGTGATCCGCGTGCAGGCGGGCTTCCGCGCGGACGGCCACGTGCGCCGCGTGTCGCGCACCGTCCACGGCACCGAGACCGAGGCCGATATCGCCATCGCCCAGCTCGCCCGCGAGCTCGGCGTATCCCAGGCGGCGCACGCGGGCGTGACGCTCGACATGTACTACTGGGGAGTTTTCCGCAATTCCCCCAGCAACCGCGGCAAGCCGCGCTCAAAGGCGAGTCTGCGTGAGTACGACGGGCAGATGGACAACTACATCTCCCCCGTCCTGGGGAGCATCGACATCTCCGAGATAACGCACGACATGATGCGAAGCTGCATCGAGCGCTCGGGCGCGCCGGCAAAGACCAAGACGACCCTGCGCGCCGTCATGCGCCGCGCCTTCGACGACGGCTGGGTGACGGTGGAGCCCTTCCGGCGGCGCGTCATCGCGCCCAAGGCCAAGCAGGCGCCCGTGGAGCCGTGGAGCATCCCCGAGGCCGCCGAGGCGCTGCGCAGGCTTGCCGCCAGCGACGACCGCGCGGACCTGGTCATGAACGCCTACCTCATCCTGGGCCTGAGCGGCCTGCGCAAGGAGGAGGCGCTGGCCGTGCGCCCGTGCGACCTCAAGGTCACCACGACCTACGACTTCGCCACGGGCCAGCCGACGGTCTCGGAGTACATCGAGGTCTGCCGCGCGTACACGGACGAGGACGGCGTGAAGGAGACCAAGAACGACCATTCCGTGCGCACCGTGCCGGTTTTATTGGCAGGCCGCGAGCGCCTGCACCAGATCATGGACGAGTTGCGCCCGGGCATAACCGTCGAGGGCGGCACTTCGGTTATGGAGCAGGTGCGCGAATGGAGCGGCCAGCGCATCGTAAACATGCGCGGCGACAACCTCGTTCGCGCCTGGCGGCGCATGTGCGTGCGCCATGACCTGCGGTATATCCCGCCAAAGGCCCTGCGCCACACGTCCGAGACCATCATGGCGGCGACCGAGGTCGACCCGCTGAGCATCATGGATCTGCACGGTCATACGGACCTGGGGACAGATTACCGCCATTACATCAAACCGGGTCTGGCGGAGCGCGAGAAGGCCGCCAGGCAGGTCGGTCGCGCTCTGCAGATCGTCGAGGGCGGCGGCGCGGACGGCGGTTTTAATGGCACCGGTCGCAGCGCCGAGACGCTCTAA